CACGAATCAGAATGCAGATAGACCCTGCAGATAAAATCTTGCTCAAGAGAAGTCTGAACAAGAACGGGGAAGGACAGAGGTTCTTTACCCATGAAGTACGCAGATTATCCGATCCATACGTTCCGAAACGATCCGGTAAGTTAAAGAATACGGCGGTAGAAACAAAAACAAGCATTACCTACAACACTCCTTATGCGAGGAGACAGTATTACGAACATAAAGGTGATGGGTTGCGTGGATCACACTGGACAGAGCGGATGTGGGCAGACCGAGGCAAGGAAATTGTCCGGTCGGTAGCTGCTTTTTGTGGAGGTAAGACAAAATGAGCGTAGCGGTAAAGGTAAAGGAATTTATAGAAACATGCCCTTTTCTGAAAGAATTCGAGCAGGCAACATTCCCAGTAGTGAATATGGATGTACTCGAAGATCAACCAACGATGTACAGCATTGAAGAAACTCCGGCAGACCCGATCATAAAGAGGTATGCAAATGGAGATTCCGTGAGGCAGTATGTATTTTCACTGTGCTCCAGAGAACTGTATGGACCGGCAGAAAATGAGGACACTGCGAAGTTTTATGAGAAATTCTCTGACTGGCTGGAGGACTGCACAAGAGAGGGAATTCTTCCGGTATTATCCGGTCAGTTACAGAGTAAATCAATCAGGGCAACAACAAACGGTTATCTATACGATAATGAGGGAACAAGTTGCCAATACAGGATACAATGTCAATTTATTTATTTTAAACGGAGGTAGAACAATGGGTAGTAGCGAAGTGACTCGTGTGATGGCAGCAGCTGTTGCAGCAGGAACAAAAGGTGGAGTAGAACAGAGATATCAGCAGCCGGATTATATTGATGTGAGTGGGGGGACTGGGTCTCCGCAGTATGAACTGCTTGGTTTTGGAGTAACGCAGTTGGATAATTCTCCAGCGGCGAAGACATCTTCTAAAAGATACGTGAATCAGAAGTCAGCAACGCAGTCCATAGGATCTTATGAATGGACAGCACCATTGGAATTTGACTTGATCCGTTCGGAAAAAGCAATCGCCTTTATTGCAGACATCGGAGAGAATGAGAAAACCGGAGCAGAAGCAGAAACACTGTATGTGAAAGTCTATATGAACAAACCGGTTGCTGATAAACAGAATACATTCGAAGCAAAGCGCAGAAGAGTGGCAATCGAAGTTGCTGACTTTTCAGACAATGACGGAGAGATTCAGGGTTCTGGAAATCTTCTCGCTGTATCTGACTGGGTAGAGGGATCGTTCGACACAACGACAAAGACATTCACGGAAAAAGGCGCTGCGGCGTAATTTTGATATGATCTGAGAAAGGAGATATGCGAGATGCAGATTCGTGGAGTAGAGCTAGATTTTCGTTTATACGATGAAGATAAGGCGGATGTGAAAAATCGGTATTTTGAAGAAATGAAGAAAATGAGTGAAATCAAAAAAGAAATGCCGTCCGGTACTGTGGCAGAAAAAAACAGATATCTCTGCAGCAGGATCAAGGGTATGTTTGACAATGTATTCGGTGAAGGTACTGGGGAATCGGTATGTGGAGACGGAAATGATCTGCTCATGCACTTGGATGCTTATGGGCAGCTTGTTACGGAGCAGATTCGACAAAATGAAGTTTACGAAAGAGTGATGGATTCACTGAAGAAGGTCGGCAAGTTTCCGGCTCTGAGATCATGAGCACCTTAACAGATCCTTTCCCGGAGAGTGTAACAGTGAGCGGTGTGGAATATCCGATATATGCGGATTTCCGCACTGTTTTACGTTGCTTTGAAATACAGGGAAGAAAAGCGGAACTGTCAGAGGATGATCTTCTTTCCATGCTGAGATTGTTTTACAACGTAAAGCGGATGACCGCAACGGAAGATCATATCGATCAGATGTTCTGGTTCTTTTCGTGCGGAAGGGAAAAGGAGAAAAAGAAATTTCCGAGGAAGATTGCAGGGATCAATGACAAGCAGCCGTTTGACTTTGAGGGAGACGCAGATCTGATCTATGCGGGATTTATGCAGCAATACGGAATCGATCTACAAGAATCCGATATGCACTGGTGGAAATTCATGATTCTTCTAGAAAACCTTGGAAACGGTACGAGGTTGCAAAAGGTGATGGAGTACCGGACGATCGACACAGGGAATAAGAATCTATCCAAAACCGAACAGGAATTTTACCGAGCGATGCAGAGATATTATGGATTAGAACAAAAACTTCCACCGATGAGCGAAAAGGAAAGATTGATTGAAGAAGCGCTGATTCACGGAGGAGATGTGAGCAAATTGCTGTAGAAAACAAATGAGATTCCTTGTCTTTCATTGTGAGCACTGGTATAATCAAAGCGTGGTGTGGAAGGAATGAGAAATGGAGGAAAAAGTAAATGAAAAAATTTTTGAGCGTGCTTCTGGCGGCATGCTTGTGCTGCGGAATGCTGGCAGGATGCGGGAAAGAGAAAAGTATTACAAATGATTTTGATTCAAGTACGAATCAAAATGAAAATATAGCAGGGTATTCTTTTGAAGTGCCAGAAGCGTGGGAGAAAGGAGAAAAATTCACTGAAAATACACTCTATTTTTACCCTTCTCAAGGTATGTTGACGGTAATGTATTCTGAGTCAGAGGTAAGTATTCTTAATGATAGTGATAGAGAATCATTTATAGAGGGGATGGCATCCGGCTTTGAAGAGTTTAAATTGGTCAATGAATCCGAGACAGTTGTTAATGATGAGAAAGCTTACAAATTTGAGATGAAAGTCAAAATGGCAGGAGACGATTATTCGGTATCAATGGTGACTTTTGATTGCGGATTTGGACTTGTGAGTTTTATGCTGGGGACTCTGCAAACTTCTGATGAAGATTACAGCGCAGATTTTGACAAGGTACTGCAAAGTATAGAAAAACCGTTACCATTTACAAAGACAATAGACGATGTATGTTTTATGTATTCTATGTTACAGTCATCGGATGAATATAGTTTTGTTTCTGAAGGAGTACAAGAAGCGTCTGATGGGTCTACAATGGAGATTCTTTATGAATCAGAAAATGGTGCGATGATAACTATTTTGGGGGACGAAGATGAAAACTTGACTTTAGTATCAGTATCGGCAGAGGGAGAAGAATATTTTTCATCAATGTGTGTAATGGCACTAATAGGATCAGGAGTATATAACAATAATTCTTCAAAAGAAATTCCATTGAACTTATCTGCGGATAGCTTGAAAGAGTTAGGAACAGAGCCTACAGATGCTATAATCGAAGTGGCAAACGGAATCTCATACTTCCTTCAAAAAAATGATGACGGAAGCTATCGAATGATAATACAGCGCGACGCAGAAACTAAGGAAGATTATTTGCATTAGAAGAAAAATGTATGCCAAGAGAAGATGGCTTAAAACAGCATAATGATAATTAGAACATCTATCAGAAATGGTAGGTGTTCTTTTTATACAAAAATTCAGAAAGGTAGGTGAAATAAATGGCAGACGGAAAAGTTGTAATCGAAACCGATTTGGATTCGTCAGGGATAGAAAAAGGACTCACAAATCTTGAGAAAGTCGCAACTAAAGGATTAAAAGTAGCAGCCGCCGCAATAACAGGAACAGCGACGGCACTTGCCGGAGTCGCGACTGCGGCAGCCAAAACCGGCGCTGATTTTGAGTCGCAGATGTCGCGTGTAAAAGCAATTTCCGGTGCTACAGGAGAAGAATTTGAAAAGTTAAAGGCACAAGCGATCGAGCTTGGCGCAGAAACATCGTTTTCGGCATCACAGGCGGCAGAAGGGATGGAAAACCTTGCGGCGGCAGGATTTACGACAACGGAAACAATGGAGGCAATGCCGGGGCTTCTTGACTTGGCAGCGGCATCAGGAGAGGACTTGGCAAGTAGTTCTGACATTGCAACGTCCGCCCTGCGAGGTTTCGGCATGGAGGCTTCAGAAGCGGGGCACGTGGCAGACGTCCTTGCGGAAAATGCGAACCGGACAAATTCCTCTGTGGCAGAAACCGGAGAGGCGATGAAGTATGTAGCGCCTCTTGCACGGTCGGCAGGACTATCTTTTGAGGAGACAGCAGCGGCAATCGGTATTATGGCGAATGCCGGCATACAGGGAAGTCAAGCCGGAACAACGCTCCGCGGAGCAATTTCAAGATTGTCTAAGCCGACAGATGATATGCAGAACGCTATGGATGACCTAGGTATTTCTTTCTATGATGCAGATGGGAAAATGAAATCCTTGTCTGATCAGGTTGGAATGCTTCGGAATGCAATGGCCGGAATGACGGACGAGCAGAAGAATAATTACCTTGTTACTCTTTATGGGCAGGAATCGCTTTCGGGAATGTTGGCGTTGATCAATGAGGGCGAAGGTAAGATCAATGAACTGACAGCGTCTTATCGAACCTGTGACGGATCAGCGAAAGCTGCGGCTGAAACGATGCAGGATAACTTAAAAGGAGCGGTGGAGCAGCTTGGCGGATCAGCGGAAAGTCTTGCGATCGTCTTCTACGAAAAGGTGTCAGGAGGCTTAAAAGAGGCAGCACAAAGTGCAACAGAAAGTGTAAATAACATTACAGACGCATTGACAGACGGAGGAATTGCAGCGGCTGTGAATGTGGCGGGAAATGAATTTGCCGATCTTGCAGTAGCAGCGGCATCACATGCCCCGGAAATGATCGATGCGGCGGTTAGCTTTATCGAGTCGTTTGCATCCGGTATCGTAAACAATAAAGGAAAATTGCTTGGAGCTGCCGGGGATGTAGCAGACGCGCTGGCCAGTGGTTTGGCGGAGTTGCTTCCGAACAGTTTACGAAAACCGGCGGAAGATGCAATCGATGCACTCTCTGAATCGCTGGAATCGGGCGGGTTGAAAAAAGCCGGAAAAACGGCTGTAAATACGTTGGGAAATGTAATCGATGTTGTTGGAGAACTGGCAGATGCTGCGCTTCCTCCGCTCACGAAAGCCTTAGATTTTGCCGGGGATCACTTGGATTTGCTTGCTGCATCTGCAGCAACAGCTTTTGCAGCGTTTAAA